GGAGCCGGAGCCGGAGCCGGAGCCGGAGCCGGAGCCGGAGCCGTCGCCGGAGCCGGAGCCGGAGCCGTAGCCGTAGCCGGAGCCCGAGCCGTAGCCGGAGCCGTAGCCGCAGCCGTCGCCGTAGCCGGAGCCGTCGCCGTAGCCGGAGCCGGAGCCGGAGCCGGAGCCGGAGCCGGAGCCGGAGCCCGAGCCGGAGCCGCAGCCGGAGCCGTAGCCGGCGGTCACGACCGCCATGGCTTCACCTCCGCGATCGACGCCTTGGCCTTCGCGGTGGCCGGCATCACCTCGATGACGTCGAGGATCGCGTGGCCGTCCACCGGCGGCGGGAACTTGCACTGGTCCGGCCTCGACACGCCCTCGACCGCGAGTTGCGACAGGCTCGCCGCGCCCGACCAGAACCACAGCCGGATGCTGTGGTCGAGGACAATCGTCCGACCATCCATCGCCGCCAGAACCCCGACGAACGCCCCTGAGTTCTCGCCCCGAACCACCACGTAGTCGCCTTGCTTCGGACCCGCCATGCTTGAGCCTCCATCAACTCGTTTTGATTGGTTCCGTCACCATGCTCCAGGCTCGCCGCTCAGGACGTCGCTTGGTCGACGCTCGCCACGAACGTCGCGAGGTCGCCGCCGTCCATCGCGTCGAGGTTTTCCAGAACCCGCCGCGCGCCGGCGGCGAGGTCGAGCCCGAGGTCGACGGCCGCCTGGACGACCAGGAAGACCGTGATCGCCAGGTCGTCCTCGATCTCGACCGCCGGTTCGCCCTCGCGGATCAACGACCGGCACACCGCGACGTGGTCCGCCGCCGCCGCCAGGTCGCGCATCGCCAGGTGGTGGCCGGAACGACCGGGGCGGCGGTCGTTCTCGCCGGTCAGCCGCGTCGCCAGGATCCGCAGGCCGGCGGCCACCGCGTCATGCGCCAGGCTTCGGTCGACGACGCCGGCGCCGGCGTCGTCATCGCCCCGGACGTACAGCCTCAGACGCGCGCCTTCGTCCGCGACCGAAGGCTCGAACGAGGGCGGCGCGGCGTCGGGATCGGGCGAGCGGCCGTACCAAGCCCAGGCCACGATCGCCGCCGCCTCGCCCTCCTTTAGGCCCGACTCGACCCCCGCCGCGACGAGCTCGCGGTAGGCGTTGACGCCGTCGACCCCGCCCTCGCCGACCAGCGCGTAGACCTTCCGCGCCGAGTCGCCCAGCTGCTCCTCGCGGAACGTCGGCGGGGCCGACTTGACCCTCCCGATCTCCTCCCGCGCTCGGTCCGCCGCCGCCTTGTGCTCAACGCCCTTGGGCATCTCTGACGTCCTCCGTCTTGTTCCGTCCCCGCCGGGCGAACCGCGCCCGGCACCAGTCGCCGTCCGGGTCCGCCCCGCGCCTCCGCGGCGCGGTCGCGATCGGCCGAAACGCCTCCGCCGCGGGGACCGACCCCGCCGGCTCCGTCCCGGCCCTGGCGAACTCCGCCAGGGCGTCCTCCGTCGTGTACCACCGCCTCCCCAGCCGCCAGCACTCCAGCGGCCGGTCATCCCGCAACCGCCAGTCGTGGACCGTCGTGGCCGCCACCCCCAGCCGCCTCGCGACCGTCGATAAGGGCATCAGGTCCTCCAGTGGCGGCAGATAAGACACTTCCAAACCTCTCTTCCGGCATGGACGTCAAAACGTGTTTTTACGTCCTAGTCTTACAGCGTCAGGCCGTCGTTCTTCTCCACCCCGTCCGTCGCCCGCTTGATCGCCCGGACGGCGAAGCGGGCGATCGGGATCCCCGTCTCCTCGCGGAGCCGATCCAGCCGCCCGTAAAGGTCCGGCGGCAACGGCACACTGATGTACACCGGGTCCGGCCGCTTCGGCCGGGCGCGTACCTTCGTCGTTCGACTCATAAGTCGTGCTCCTACTCGGTACAATGTGGCTACACGCGGATTACGGTTAATCCGCATGACAACCCAAGGTTATCTGCAAAGCGTATCAAAGTCAATCCGGTTGACCGAATCACCTTCGGCGGCGCGTAATCGGCGGGAATCGAAATGACTAGGCCGGAAGAAGATGCGGCGAAGTTGCGGCGAAGAAAAAATCCGCCGTCGGACGTATGCGTCGCGAAGCTCAATCTGGCGATGGCGGCTCGGGGGGCAAACCAAGCCACGCTTGGGGCTCAAGCCGAAATCCCACAAAGCGCCATCAGTGAAATCCTCGGCCAACAGCGCAGCTTGTATGCGGCGCACGCGGCGGCGATGGCGCGAGCCCTGCGCGTCTCGCTCGACTGGTTGCTGGACGACGACCAGCCGCCGGCCTGGCCGCCGCCGGAGGGTCCGACGATCCGCCCGGACCATGTGCTAGCGCGAGTCGCGGATGCCCTGGACCTGAGTCGCGCCGAGGCCGCGGCGATCCTCTCGCCGTCGAGCGGGACGTCCCCTCTGGGCGATAAGGCCGGGCCAGTGGTGGCGGAGGGAGGACCGACGGGACCGCCCAGGCCGAAGGGGGGCAGGCCGCGCAAGTCGCGCTGATCGCCCAGGATTATGCAATATAACCTTGGCGCGACTTCATTAAATAACGTCATCGCGAACTCGCCGATCGGCGCTTCGACGACAAGTGCAGACCTTGGTAAAGTGGTATTCTGACCTGGTAAGTCGTTGCGAAAACAAGGGTTACTCAGAACACCAGTCAGAATACCGGGGCGACGGGCCCTGGTATTCTGAGGGGTGGAGTCAGAATACCAGGCCGGTCAGAATACCAAGGGGCTCAACATTGGTATTCTGGCTAAGTCAAATCCGGGGAATGGGTTAGACGGCCAGAATACCAGAATACCAGAATACCGAGAAAAAAGATGACCCCTGGGAAGTGAGAGATGGGAGAGAGAAGAAGACTATTCTTACTCTCTCTTTATGTACCCCTAGGTTCCATGACGGCATGGACTACCCAGGCCCGCGGCCTGGCGAGTCGGCCCCGCGCGTGTTGAATTTCGCGGTTGGTGGTCGCGGGCGATCCAGTGGCGATGGTAAGATCCATGGTCGCGTGGTTTTCAGTGGGTTCATATTAAAGGGGACGCGAGCATGGGCGTTTGGGTGTTGGCGGCGGCGATGATCGGCCAGGCGGCCGTCGGTCAGACCGTGGCGTTGGGACGGCCGGGCGGGCTTCAGATGGACGCGCCGGCCGCCGCGGGGGTCTCGCCGGAGGCGTTGATCGAGTACACGGTGACGTCGACATGGGATCGCCCTCTGAACGGCGTCGACGTCTGCATGGTCAGCTACGGGACCGCGGCCCGGGTGATCGACAAGATCACGTTGTCGCGTCGGGTCGAGGACGTCGAGCGGAGCGAGCCGGGCCTCAAGGTCACGATCCTGGACGGACCCCTCGCGGGAGTGACGGGGTTCGTGCGCGAGACCGCGGTTCACGAGGCGGTCGGACGACCAGCCCCATCGACCACGACGCGCGGGACGCCGCCGAACGACGCCGAGGTGATCGAGTTGAAGTCCGCCAAGCTGGGTGACAGGGCCCCGGTGTTCGGCACGGCGACACCCGATGATCTCGCGGATTTCTTGGCTTCGCGGCACGGCCCGCGATCGGTCTTGCCGCCGTCCGTGGTGGGACTAGGGGGACGGGTCAAGGCCAGGGTGATCTCCCCGATCGCGATCCCTGAACGAAACGCGCCGCTGGGACACATGGACGGCCTGCTCGTCCAGATCGCCGAGGGCTTGGCCAAGGGTCGGAACCTGGTCGTCCTCCAGTTGTTCGCGGACGACGGGCCGGCGATCGAGGCCGAAGCCCCGCCGGCGGCGTCCGGTGGGAGCTCGCTGTCGGATCGACGGCGGGAGGAACTGGCCGAGACCGCGCGGCGGAACCACGAACGCCGCGCGTCCCGCTACAAGGCGGGCCGCGCGCGGGACGCCGCCATGGCCCAGGAGGCGAAGGAGGCGGCCGCCAAGGCCGCGGCCGACTTCAAGGCCGCCTTGCCGTTCTTGTTGGAGGATCAGCGCCAGAAACTGCAACGGATGTCCTCGATGGAACGCAACGCCGCCCTAATGCAGATGGCCAAGAGCAACAAGGCCATCGCCGACGCGATCCAGTACCGGGCCTACGTCAACTCTCGCTGACTCCCGGTTCGATCCACGTCCAGGCCGCGCGGGGCGTCATGTTGACGAGCACGCGCCGCCGGCCTAGGCTGGACTCGGTCGACTCTCGTCACGGGGCGACCGCCCGGGCCGCGGTGGCGCTACCGCCGCGGCCCACTTCATTCGTCGCGACGTCTCGGCAGGCCGTCCGGCAGCCTGAGCGCGACGACCCGGCCTCCGTGCTCGTGGACCGACCAGGCCGGGTCGTGGGACTCGATCATCCGCCGCCACTCCCGCCGCTTGCACAGGATCAGGTCCGTCTCGATCACCCCGCCGTCCCACCTATGACGAAATCGCACGCGCCGAATCATCTCGCGTCCTCCACCGTCGTCTTGATCCGCCTTGAGTGAACCGTAGTTCACCGGCTCTAGGGCGGCAAGAAATCGCCCGCACCATCTCGGCTCGGCTTCATCGGCTATGCTTGATGGGAGTTGCGTCGTCGCGGAGGCGAGGCACGCACCACGGGGCGGGATTTGCGAGGAGCGGCCATGTTCGCGAGGGGCGCGATCGACGGCGACGGGGTGAAGTTGGACGGGGTCGAGGAGTTCGCGGTCGAGACGCTGGAGCGGATCCGCGACGCGATCATGGTCAAGCTCCAGCTTGGCGGCCTTCCGGTCAGGGCCATCGCCAGGGTGGTGGGCATCCACCACTCGAACGTGGTCCGCCGCCTGAACTCGATCCCGCCCGACGTCAAGCGGTGGTACGAGGACTTCGAGATTCACTGATGCCGCAAGGCGTTGAGCAGAGCAATCCGGTGAGACGCTACTCGGATTTCGCCCCACCCACCGGCCTGGACGTCGTCCCCCGCGCGGAGCGGACCCATCTGGAGCCGCTCCTGCCGCTCGGCGGCGTGCCGCTCACGCCGACGAGCGAGTGCCCGCACTACTGCAAGACGTGCTCGCGGTCAGGCTCCCTGGTCTTCGTGGCGACGGGCGAGTCGTTCCCCTGCCCGGATTGCGGCGGCACCGGGAGGAGCAAGCCGGACGCGCCGTTCGTCTGCTTGGTTTGCGATCGGAGCGGCAAGGACGGCCTCTCGCCGGCCCTGCCGTTGTTCGTGAAGCCGCTCCCGGCCGACAACAGGAAATACGAGCCCGGCAAGCTGAAGGGCGGCCGGTGACTTTTCAAGACACGGCGGCGATCCGTCTCCGTCGCCGCCGCCGGGGTCCGTCGTCGCTTCGTGGGGTGGCGGCGGCGGGCCCCGTGTTGATCCAACGGAAAGACGCCGAGGGAGGTTCGCGTTGAAGCGTTCGTTGGCGGCGATCGCGTTCGGCCTGTCGCTGCTCGCCGGCGGGACGGCGCGCGCCCAGTCGGTCACGGTTGATCTGTCGATCGGCGGGAGCCAGTCGCTGACCATTAGAGGCCCCGCCCGGATCACCTACTCCGGCTCGGTGGTGGTCGTGAACTTCGGGCCGGGGCCCACTCCGGTCCCTCCCGATCCGACTCCCGTCCCTCCGATCCCTCCCGCGCCCGATCCGCCGGCTCCGACGTGGGGGCCGTTGGATCGGATCGTGATCCTCTACGAGTCGGCCAAAACGACCGGGCGCGAACCGATCTACTCGACCGCGGTTCGCGACTCGATGAGCGCCGCGACCCCGACCGACTCCGGCGGCTTGCCGCGCTGGCGTGTCTGGGACAAGGACGCCGTGGTCCCCGCCGCCGACCACGCGGCCCCGCCCGCGTGGTCTCCCGAGTGGGCGGCGGCGCTGACCAAGGCGAAGTCGCTCCAGGCCGGGGCCGAGACGGTCAACCTCTACGCCTTCGACGCGGCCGGCGAGGTCAAGACGGTCCCCCTGTCGGGGTTGACGGACGCCGAGGCGATCAAGGCGATCAAGGCCTTGGGAGCGAGCAAGTGAGCCTCTTCGTCATCGACGACTCCACCCCAGGCGAGTTTCTGGCGGTCGGCGCCCGAGGCCTCGAACTGCCGCCGCCCCACGCCAGGAGCTACGCGGGCGTCGCCGAGCCGTTCCCCGACGAATTGGTGATCCCGAGATCCGAATGGCAAGCCCGCATTCAGGAACTGGAGCAACGCGGGGCCACCATCCGCGACCTCGCCGATCGCGGCGGGATCGGCGTCAAGGATCAACAACAAACCAACTATTGTTGGATCAACGCGCCGACGTTCTGCGTCGAATTGGCGCGCGGCCTCCAGGGGCAACCCTACGTCCCGTTGAGCCCGGCGTCGGCCGGGGCGCAGATCAAGGGCTATCGCAACGTCGGCGGCTGGGGGCGGGAGGGGCTGGAGTGGATCGTCGCCAACGGCGTCGCCCCGGTCTCCCAATGGCCCGCCAACGCGATCGACCGTCGGTACGCGACGCCCGACACCCTGGCGAACGCGAAGACCTACCGCATCGACGAATGGTGGGTGCTCGACGACAAGAGCCTCGACCAGACCATCAGTTGCGTCCTCCGCGGCCATCCGGTGGCGGTCGGCTACAACTGGTGGTCCCACGAAGTCACCGCCGTCGGGGCCAAGTGGATCGACGGGGCGGTCGCCCTGGAGATCGCCAACAGTTGGGGCGCCCAGTGGGGCGACAACGGCTACGGCGTCATCCAGGGCGACCGCATGACCCCCGACGACGCCGTGACGCCCCGAACCGCCTTGATCGCGGCCTGAACCCGTTTCAATCCGCGCTCCCTCGCGGGAGCGACCATGGATCTTACCATCGCCACTGGATCGCCCGCGACCACCAACCGCGAAATTCAACACGCGCGAGACCGACTCGCCGAGGAAACCGATGCCAGTCACTGAATTCCCGGACCAGTTCCCCGAGGCCGAAATCCGTTTGATCGCCTCGGCGTTGACCACCCGATCCATCGATCGGTCGCTCCTCCTCCCGGCCTGGGTCGTCCAGGGCTACCTGGAGGGGCTGCTCGCGGGCCCGTCCCCGCGCGGCGGATCCTTGACCGACGCCGTTCCGATCGCCGATCCCGAGGTCGCCGCCAAGATGGTCGAGGTCGCCGACGCCCATGCGGCCGGCGGCCGCTCTGGCCCTCTCTCGGGGTTGATCGGCGGCGCCCTGGCGAAGTCGTTGGCCCTGGCGGTGGCGAAGCTGGTCGTCCGAGTCCTGGAATCTTGATCCGAGGCGCTCCGGACGTGTCGAACCCCTACTCCGTGACCGGAGCCGTGACCGGGGCGGCCCTCTCGTCGGTCGGCTTGCTCGCCGACGTCGCCGAGAGTTCGCCCACGGCCACGGGGACGGCGGCCGTCTTCGCCGGAGCGGCGATGGCCTGGGCCGCCGTCGCGATCGGGCTATGGCGCCAGGTCGCCCAGGCCAGGCGCGAGGAGCTCGCCAAGGACAAGGTCAGCAAGCTCGAAATCGAAAGTCGCGAGTACGACACCTGGGGCTCTCGGATCGACAAGGAGAAGTCCGCCCGAATGCGCGCCGAGGCGGTCCACGAGGCCGACCTGCTGGAGATGGAGCGGCTCAAGCTCCAGATCAAGACCCTGGAGGCCGCGGTTCGGCGATCGAACGACCGGATCGAGCGGGAGGTGGTCCCGGCGGTCAATCGGGCCTCCGACGCGGCCGACAAGGTCTCCAAGCGGGTCGACGCCGTGGAGGCCGATCAGGCGCGGCGGAGCGGCGATTCGATCCCCGTCGCGAAAGGAGACTGAAGCCGTGTCGATGACCGCCGCCGTGATTGACGGTGTCCGCGCGAGGTTCGGGACCGCCCGGTTCCTTGGCGTGACGCCCGCCGAAAAGGCCGTACCGTCAGAGTCCCCGGAGGCCGTCGACCTTCTGAACGCGGCGGTCGCCAGGGAGACGGCGCGGCGGAAGGCGGCCGAAGACGCCCTCGCCGAGTACAAGGCCGACCATGAGCGGCGGGAGTCCGACTGGCGCGAGGAGATCGAGCGGCTCCGCCTCCAAATCGTCCGACTCGCGTCCAACGAGCGCGGCCACGCCGCCGTCTGCCAGCGAGCCCAGACCAGGGCGGCGAGGTCGCGGGACCGCCTCCGCGCCATCGCCGCGCTGGCCGAACGGCCCATCGATTGATCCCGTGGCCTACCCCAAAAGCAAAAACGGCCGAACCCTCGTTCGGCCCGCCGCGCTGACCCCCGAGGTTCAGGCCGACATCATTCGGTTCCTGACCAACGGGAGCTACTTCGGCCCGGCGTGCGTGGCGGCCGGGACCACTCCGGAGACCGTCAAGTATTGGCTCCGCCTCTACGAGGACGGGGCCGAGCACGCGCAGGGGTATGCCGATTTTTTCGCCTCTTTGAAAAGGGCCGTCGCGTTCGCCGAGCAGAGGGCGCTGGACGCCGTCCAGGACGGGGCGCCGTCCTGGCAATCGCGGGCGTGGTTCCTCGAACGTCGGTTCCCCGACAGATGGGCCGTCGCCAAGGACCGCCCCGAGAAGACCGATTCCGTTTCGCGTCGCGAAGTCGTGAGGGAAGCCCAGGAACGTGCCGAGAAGCGCAAGCGAGATCGACGGGCTGGTCGGCCTGCTGAGTGACTGCCACGACGACCCGGACCTGTTCAACACGGCCATCCTGGAGCGGGAGCCGTACTGGACCAATCCGGGGAGCGGCCATCCCGATCAGCTGGAGTGGGTCCAGGCGTGCGCGGAGAGCTCGGTCGTCGTGGTCGAGACCGGCAACGCGCTCGGCAAGGACTACGCGCTCGGCGGCCTGGTCCCGTGGTGGTGCCTCACGCGGCTGGACTCGGTGGCGATCGTGACGGGCCCGTCCCAAACGCTGCTGGGCTCCGTGACGTGGAAGGAGCTTCGCCGCGCGATGGACCCGGAGCGGGCGTCGTCGCCGGACAGGCCCTCGATGCTCAAGATGTTCCCGGAGATTTTCGGGGCCGACCTGGGTTCGGGCGTGAAGGCCAGCCCGCTCGCGATGAGGCTCGATAAGAACGGTTGGGGCGCCCTGGCCTATTCGACGACCTCGATCGAGCGGGCGTCCGGACAGCACGCGGCGAACCTCGCCGTGTTCGTCACCGAGGCGTCGGGGATCACCGACGAGATCGGCGAGGCCCTCGATTCGCTCAAGGCGAGCCTGATGGTCCTCTGCTACAACCCGATCCGCGGCGAGGGCTGGGCCGTCGACTATGCAAGGCAGGGCGAGGCCGACGCCCGCGACGGGGTTCCCAGGAGTCACGCGGTTCGATATTTCAATATGCCGTCGACCTGTTCACCCCACGCGGACCTGGATAAGTCACCGTTCGGGCTGGCCGACAAGACGTGGCTGGAGGCCATGTACCGCCGTCGCGGGGCCGATTCGCCCTGGACGCGGTCGCACATCAAGGCGATCCGGCCCAAGCTCGACAACGAGGCCCTGATTCGTCCGGAGCTTCTAGGGCGGGCGACCGGCGAAATGGCGGTCCGCGCGGCGGCCGAGTGGCGTCGGGCCGGCAAGGGCGGGCCGCGGCGGATCGCGTGCGACGTCGGCGAGGGGGTCGGTAACGCGCGGTCGGTCGTGGGCGTCCGCGATGACGTCGGGTTCCTGGAGATCGCCGCCGACGCTTTCGATTCCCCCTCCGCCACCGCCGATCGGATCGTGGATCTGAAGGCGAAGTGGAGGGTGGCCGACGAGAGGATCAGCTACGACGCGGCCGGAAACACCGGCAACCGGCTCAAGGCGGCCCTGGCGGCCAAGAAGCTCTACGGCGTCCAGCCGTACTATGGCGGCAAGCCGTTCCGAAGGAACTTCCTGAACCTACGGTCGGCGTGCGCCGCGATGCTGGCCAGGCGGCTCGACCCCGACGACTTCCGCGACGGAACGCGCAACGACATGCCATTCCATCTTCCCAACGGGCCGCACCTGCCCCAGATCGTCGAGGAGCTTTCGGAACTGAAGGGACGGACGGACAACGACAAGTTCCGGCTGGAGGACAAGGCCGACTTCATGGACCGTCTCGGCCGCTCGCCCGACTTCGCGGACATGATCACCCAGTCCTTCCGCGAGGAGGCGGTCGCGGGATGACCCCGTTCGAGCGGTCTATAGACGCCGAGGTCCTGGCCGGACTGCCGAACGAACAGGAGCGTCTCGCCGAGGCCACGCGCGTCCTGGACTACTACCACCTTCGCGGCGGCATGCACGTTCCCCGACGTCGCGGCGAGAGCACGACGGCCTGGTCGGCGAGACCGAGGCAGACGCATCCGCTGACTCGGCGCGTGATCAAGATCTTGTGTTCGAAAACCTACTCGCCGGGCCCGACCCGGACGATCGCCGACGACCCCGCGGCCGATCCGATTCTTCAGGAGGTCTACCGGGACAATCTGATTGATCAGATGGTGGCCGCGGCCGACAGGATGGCGACCCTGCTGCACTTCGCCGCGGTTCAGGCGGTCGACCTGGGATCGGAGAGCTTGAAGCCGTTTCGGCTCCGGCTCTGGGACGCCAGCCAGCTCGCGTTGTACGCCGACCCGAACGACCCCACCCGATGCGCCGCGCTGATCACGATCGATCGCGCGGACAACCGCACCCGGTATCGGTTCTGGACGGCCGAGTTCTGCCGCGAGTACCTGACGGAGAAATGGTCCCGCGATCGGACCTCGGGCGCGCGTACGTCGCGGTTCGTCAGCCAGGTCGACCACGGTTACGGTCGGCCGCCGTTCGGCCTGGTATTCAATGAGCGGCCGACGTCGGGCCTTTACTCGGAACCGCTCGGCGCGTACCTGGCCGACCGCAACGCCGCGATCGACGTCAAGATCGACCGCATGGACGAGGCGGTGGTGGCGTTCCACTCGCCGCGAGGGTTCGTGTTCAACGCGCCTCCGGGATGGTCGCCGGACGGCGATCCCGACGACGTGGCCGGCCTGGTCCGCGTGCCCAGAGTCCAGACCGAGGACGGCAACGTGGAGGTTCGGGTCGAGTACCCGCAACCCGGCTTGAACGTCGAATCGGGATGGCTGGACGTCGAGAAGGCCATCGACACCGTGATGGAGGGCCTCGGCGTCCCCCAGACCCTCTACCGGATGGATCAAGCTTCGCTTCCGTCCGGTGAGTCCCAGAAGGCCGAGCAACAGCCGCTGATCGATTACGCCGAGGATCGTCGGGAGCTATTTAAGAGTTGGGAAACAGACCTCGCCGAGGCGGTCCTGGCCGTCGTTGGAACGGCCACCGGGAACGCCGCGGTCAAGGAGGCTGGAGCCAGGGGGATCAACCTCACGCTGCGATGGCCTCCCGAGGAACCGTCCGTCGAGGACGTCCAGACCGACCAGCTGACGGTCGCCGAACGGTCGGCGTCGCTGCTCCAGGTGGTGCAAAAACGGAACCGCTACGCCTCCCGGGACGAGGCGATGCAGCACATGGAGCAGGTCGCCCGCGACGACGCCGACCTCGCCGCGTTGTTTGGGGGCGGACCTGACGTCCTTGATTCCGCCGCCGCGGAAGGTTCGACGAATGGCTGACGAGGATCTTTCTCCGATTGCGACGACGTTGCTCGTCCGGGTTCATGAACTGACGACGGAGCTTTTAAGAGAGTTGGCTGTCGGCCGCGTCCACGACTTCTTTGTGGCCGAGTCGATGATCGATGATGCGATCGAGTCGCTTGAGGGGGCGATTCACAACCTGAAGGTCGCCGCCAAGGCGCGGAAGGAAAGCAATGGCTGAAGACGCGATCATATCGAGCCTTAACCGCCGCATCGAGGAACTCACCGGCGAGAACGTCCGCCGGAAACGCCGAGAGCGGGACGCGCTCGACAGGTTGAAGGCCGCCGAGGAGCGGGCCGACGCCCTGGAGAAGTCGGCGGGGCCCAAGACGGTCGCCGACGCCCAGGCCAGGGTCAAGGAGATGGAGGACGCGCTGAAGGCCGCGGCCAAGGCGGTCGAGGACGCGCCCAGCGCTCACGCCGAGGAGGTTAAGCGGCTCAGGGCCGAACTCCTCGGCCGCGACCGCCGCGCCGCGTTCGACAAGGCGGCAGCGGCCAAGATCAGGGCCGACGCCCTCGGCGACGCCTTCGATCGGGTCCAGTGGGGCGACGACCCCAAGATCGACGAAGCCAGGCTTGGGGAGGAGGTCGACCGGCTGGTCGCCGAGCGGCCTTACCTCAAGCGGGGCCCGGATGGGCCCGAGTCCGGCGCCGGCGGTCCCGGCGAGTCCGTTCCGTCCCCCAGGCCGCCAGGGCCGGGAAGTGATCGTGGAGCGGCCCCGGGGAAGGCGCCCGCTCCGCCGAGGCATGGCGGTCGGATCGCCTGACTCCGAAAGGAAGGCTAAGCGATGGCGACCGTCACCGGCGCCCCCACCAACTCCCTGTCGGCGTTCAACGTCGAGATCTGGTCCGACCTCGTGATCCGCCAGCTGCGGCAAGTCAACGTGGCCTCGGCCGTGCTCGCGAACAGCGACTACCAGGGCGACGTCAACAAGGCGGGCGACACCGTCCACGTCCGCGCCTACGGTCGCGTCACCTGGGGCGACTACTCCAAGTGGAGCGCGATCAGTTACCAGAACCTGTCGTCCACCAGCGAGCCGCTGGTCGTCGACACCGCGAAGTATTTCGCCTTCGGCCTCGACGATATCGAGACCGTGACGTCCGATCAGGACCTGGAGGCGGGCTACACCGAGGAGGCGACGGCCTCGCTGTCGGACCTGATCGACACCAAGCTGTTCGCGGAGTACGCGAACGCCCACGCCGACAACAAGATCGGCACCGCCGCCGCGCCGATCACCCTGGACGGGACCACGAACACCGTCTGGGCCCAGTTGGTCGCGGCCGAGAAGGCGCTCAACCTCAAGAACGCCCCCCAGCAGGGCCGTTGGTTCATCCTCGGCCCGGACGCGAAGGCGTGGTTGTCCAAGGACTCGACCCTGCTCAAGTCCGCCCAGCCGATCGCCGACGCCCTGCTTCGCACGGGGCGCCCCGGCATGACGGCGACCACGGCGCCCGGCTATCTCGGGACGCTCAACGGGTTCGACGTCTACCTGAGCAACAACCTGCCCAAGGTGGGGACCGACTCCAAGGTCACCGCCAATCTGTTCGGCCAGGGCAAGCCAGTGGCCTACGCGAGCAAGCTCACCCGGATCGAGACCTTGCGGTTGGAGACCACGTTCGCGTGGGCCGTCCGCGGACTCTTGCTTCACGGCTCCGAGGTGTTCGCGGAACATTCCAAGCGGTTCGGCGTGGTCTTCACGAACTGAGCCCAGAGACATCCGGGCCGGCGTTCGGCAGGCGTCGGTTCGGATGAACCTACTAGACACGCATGATCGCCTTCACGGTCAAACAAGGCTTTCTCAATCCGCCGCGCGGGATCGAGGTTCAGGCTCCGGCGGAGCACGGCGGCTACGCCGCCGCCGCCGGGTCGTTCGACGACGCGCCGGACCTCGCCTGCGTGATCTGGCCGGGCGACGACCGGGCGAGCGTCGGGGTCCTCGCGTGCTCGTGGGACGATCCCGAGGCCGCCGTCGTTCGGATCGACTTCGACCAGGGCGTGATCGACTCGTTGGAACTCGGCTGGCATCGCGCCGTCGTTACGGTCGAGGCCACCAACCAGGCGATCGCGGAATTTCGTCTGAACGTCGAGGCCGGGCCGGGGGCCGCCGTCGCCAGGCCCGTCTATTGCTCCCACCGCGACCTGACCGACGAGTTGCCGTGGCTCGGCGACCTGGCGAGCGAGACCCAGGACCAAACCGGGTTCGCCGAGGCGAGGGCGGAGGCTCGCGAGTGGATCGACTCCGTGATCCTGGCCTCGATTCCGTCGCCGCGCGGGGCGGGGCTTCGCTCCTACGAGTGGGGTTGGTCCTGGGGCGACTACCGCGGTCTCCGTGGCCGCTACGCCGACGCCCTGGCGGCCGGCGGCCTGGACGTCGCCTCGCCGTCGGGCCGGGGATTCGTCAGGGTCGCCGTCCAAAGGTCGCTCGCGACGATTCTCCGCCGTTGCGTCGGGGTCGAGGCGGGATCCGGTCGCGACCTTCCGCTTCGCTCGGCATTCTACGCGACGACCGCGGAGTCGGGGATCGTCCGCTTGATCGCCGAGTTCCCGGCCACGAACCTCCGCCCGGTCAACCTGGGCTTCGCTCCGTCGAGGCGGCGCTGACATGGCGATCCCAGGACTTCCGGACGGCGCCAGGGCGAGGGTTTACGCCCGGATCGTCGATCAGCTGATGACGGCCCCGGTCCTATCGAGCGTCGTCAAGACGTGGACCCACGGCATCCAGGCCAAGGGCGGGTCGACCGTCGTCCCTAACGCGGCGACGGCCACCCATTTCCGCCTGGTCCCCCAGCCGGCCGCCGCCGATTGGTACTCGCCCGACGCCCAACTCGGCGACCTGGAAGTCAGGGTCGAGTTCATGCCGGCGGGGGCCGCGACGGGCGCGGTCGACATGCTCGACCTGCTCAACCTGTGGGAGGCGGTGGAAAACGCCTTCTATCCGTTCGCCAGCCGCGACAAGCGGCTGGCGGTCGAAAACGACCTGAAGGCCGCCGGCTCCCTCACCGGCCAGGTCCTGTTCTCCCGGCCGGCGGCGTTCGTCGGGACCGACCCCGAAAGCGGACGGCCAATCGCCCTCGGATCGCTCAGGATCGACGTGATCCGGGGCCTCAACCCTTGACCTCGCGAGAGAGGTTCGGACATGCCTTCAAGTGAATTCTTCGCGCTGGTCCAGGAGTCGAGCTTCGGGACTCCGGTCGCCGAACCCGTCAACGGGACCAGTCGCCACTACCTGCGACTCGCCGCCGACGACTCGTACAAGGGGTTGATGAAACCCGTGATCGAGGACGTCCCCACCGGCGGGAGCGTCTCGTTCCCCGCGTGCGCCGTCAGCGACTCCAGCGTCTACGAGGGCTCGATCCAGAGCGAGCTTTACCCGTCCCAGGCCAAGTTCCTCTTGGATTGGGCCTGCACTCGAATCAACGCCGGCCGAACGACGCCGTGGGTGACCACCGACGCGGCCGCGCTGAACCCGCCCGGCGACCTGGCGTCGGCGTCGGCCTACCACGCCGCCCGGGAACTCGACGGGATGATCACCCGACGGCGCGGGGCCGGATGCAAGGTCAAGACGCTCAACCTGTCGTGCTCCGGGTCGAGCCGCATTTGGCGATGGAACGCCACCTTCGTCGGGATCCGGGACGACACCAAGGGGGACGGGACCATCGGCGCGCCCGACGCGACCGAATTCCCGGAGCCGGACGCCGACGATTACCCGTGCGGCCCGTACCTGTTCTCGCATACGTCGGGCGGGCTCAAGATCGGGACCGTCCGGTCGCTGTTCGACTCGGTGCAGCTGTCCATCCAGAACGCCGTCGCGCCCTACGCCAGCGAGTCGCCGGTCCCCCAGGTGATCTGGTTCGGCGGCAGGACGGTGACGCTCCAGGTCGCCATGCTCCGCCGACCGGGGGCGACCGACCTCGCGGCCTTCCGGGCGCTGACGGCCCTGGACGTCGAGTTAGCGCTGTTCGACGGCAAGAACACGCTGACGATCGATCTCCAGTCGGCCGTCCGTTGGAGCGACTTCGACCAGCAGCTTCCCGTCGGCAGCCCGTACAAGTGGGCCGGCACGCTCAAGTGCTACATCGACAGAACGAGCGGCGATGACATCGCGGTCAGCTACTCCAGCGTTTAACGAAAGCGATATGGACGAACATCTTGATGCGACTGGCGAGCCCGCGGAACGCGAACCGATCGGCGTCGGCGACTTCGTCACGCTCGACGCCGGATGGCCGGCGGCGACTCTCGGCAAGCCGATCGGCCGGGTCGCGCGGGTCGAAGACGCCGACGACGGCCGCCGCCTGATCGTGAGTTGGCCGTTCATCCGCGCCGAGACGCGGAACCGACCCGAGGAATTGACCCGGTGGGAGCCGAATGGATGATCCGAGACGACCGCCCGAACGACGCCGCGTCGCTCGTCCGCTTCATGGCCGAGATGGAAGGCTACCTGGACAAGGAGATCAAGCGGCCCATGACGGACGACGCGATGGATGACGTTTGCAAGGCGATCGTGGTCGCGTTCGTCCCCGGCGACCGGGTTCGGCTCGCGGGCGGGGAACCCGGAGAGTGGGGGTTCGTCACCGCCGTGACGGCCAGGATGGACGGGGCCGCGTACCAGGTCTCGTGGCCGGCGAGCAAGACCTTCACTTGCCACTACGACTTCGAGTTGGAAGACGCCGAGTAGCCGGTGGCCTCCACGTTTTTCATCCTGAAACTCGCGCCGCCGGAGCTGCGTTCCCAGCCGCCCGCCGTCCGGATCATGTTCCAGGCGTGGGTCGTCGAGCTCACCCTGGAGCGGAAGGACAAGGAGCTCGCCGCCGGAATCAATGCGAGCGGCGGCAAGCTCCCGCCCGTCAGGCCGAAGACCCGGAAATACCGGCGGTCGGCCATGACCCCGACCGGGCGGGGCGATCCGACGGCCCCCTACCTCCAACCCGGTCGAGGGCTATCGCGGACGCGGTCGCTCCTGGCCGGCAAGGCCCACCCCGATTACGCCGAGTTCTGGTGGCGCTACGACGCCCACACGGGAGACCAGTGGGGGCGGATCCTCGCGATCCACGCGCGGCGAGGGAAGGCTTACGACGTGGTCGGGTTGAGCCCCAAGGGCCAGGCGTGGGTCCAGGCCGAGGCGCTGAAGCTGTGGGCGGCCTGGAAATCGGGTCGTTCAATCAAGGGCCCAGGTTCCGGCCCGACCGTTCCGGCGGTCCCGCCCGGAACGGCCGTGGCCAGGGTCGGGAAAGGATACTCCAAGGCGACGACGTTCGGGATCGGGTCCGGCGAGGACGAGGCGAGGCGGGCGTTGGCCGAGGGACGGGCCGCCGGCGGCATGCGGTCGGACGAGTGGGAGAAGCACTTCAGGGCCTCGGCCCCGCCCGTCGGCGGCCTTCGGCCGGGGACCTCGTTCGCGGTCAGGAAGGGAGCGTCCAACGTCCTGCTTCGACACGTCTGGAGCGGGCCGCCGATCCCGCCGGGAGGTCCGCCGAAACCGCCGCCGCCGGCCCCGAAGCCGAGCCCGGCGGCCAGGCCGAAGCCGGTTTCGATCCTCAAGCCGCGCCGAAAGGCCGCTGACTCGATTAGGCTCCGCGGCGACTTGACCGACGAGACTCGGGCGAGGGTGACCCGCGTGCTTGAGTTGATTGACCGCGTCCACTCGTGCGAAGGTCTACCGACGATCCCGCTGGGATCGGACGAAGCGCTTATGGACGCGAGGGATGCCGCCGGATTGTTTTATTCGGGGACCGTCGCGAACCAAAAGATCGAGGTTACGGGGCAAGGAACGGATGCGATACATGCGACCCCCCACGAATTCGGTCATTTCGTGGACTGGAACCTGTTCTCGGGGCCGGAAGACGTCGACGCCGGCGGGGGGTGGCGCCACCCGGCGGTGATCGGGGACAAGGCGCTTGCGGAATGGTGGTCGACGGTCGGCGATAGCGAATCGATCATCCGGATCAGGCTCGCGCTGCAAAAGGTCGATCCCGGCGATCCGAGTCGGGACGCCAAGGAAAAGTTTTACAAATACCTGTTGCGCGCCCGCGAAGTATGGGCGAGGTGTTACGCCCAGTGGATCGCCTTGCGTTGCGGGGACGACGATTATCTGGAAGAATTCAAGAAAGCCGGCGGATTCACCGTCCATGGCGTCGAATTCAACGTCTGGGAGGACGAGGATTTCGAGTCGGTCGCCAGGGCGATGGACAAGGTGTTCGAGTCGCGTGGGCTCCTGAACCCGAAGATTCGAGGGAGGTCGAAGTGAGCGGCCGAAGCGAGGATGGCGGGAAGTCGCCCGTGGGTCGACGCGGACGTCCGCTCGACGGCGACGACGTGAGCGATCCGCCGGGGTACGATTACGACGCCGAGATGGAGCGCCAGCTTCGCGCGGCGGGACTCGACGACCAAGGAAAACCGACTCCCGGGGAACGAAAGGTCGATGAAGGCGTTCGCCGACCTATCCGGTCTTGATCGTCTGATCGCGCGAGCGAACAGCCTGGCCGATCCGGCGTGGCTCGACGCGGTCCCGCTGATGAAGAACTGGATGGATATTATCGAGCGGGACAACCGCGAGGGCGTCCTGGCCGGTACCGACAAGGACGGCGGCTACATGATCGCGACGACCTACCGCCCCAAGGGCAAGGTCGTCAAGCCGACCGCCACGAACAAGAACAACGTCAAGGGCCGGGTCAAGAAGGGCGCGTTCAGCGGCTTCGGCCCCGCCACCTCGGGCTGGAACAACAACCTGACATGGTGGGAATACCAGCGCCTCGACGGCCCGCCGCTCGCGCCGCGAGGCCGGTTCAGTCGGGTCATCACGAACCTCGAAACCGACTACCGCCAGGACTCGCCGACCGAATGGGTCGCGTTTGGCTACTGGAGGGACGTGGTGGATCGGGACGGGAAGCCGTTCCTACACTACCACTTCGATGGCGACGGCCTGCCACGTCGCGACCTTCGAGGCGTGCGGCCCGAAGGCCGCGAGCGGGCGAGGAAGGCCGCGATCAACTGGTTGCGAGACCAAATCCGCTGGCTCAACGATCCGGCGGCGGTTCTGACCTGAACGTCAAGGCCGGAGAACTCGTCTCCGAGTGGGCGAAGTGTCGACGTTCACGACCTGTCGATCCGGATCGATCGCGAGTCGCCCGGAGACTCTTCACTCGATTCATCGGACTCCGACCGTCGTCTGAAATCCACGAGCGCGTCGGCCAGGAAGTCGTCGCGGGCCGTCACGTTGACGCGGCCGGGCGTGGGGATTGGTCGAACGGCCGGCGGCTCAGGTTGGGCCGGCCGAATGTCGGCGGTCCTCTGAACGTTCGGCAGCATCGCGGCCACCAGTAGGCCGATCGGTCCCAGCAAGAACCCGAACAACGCGCCCTCGAAAGCGTCTCGGCCCTTCGCCGTCGCGATGTAGCCGCCGATCAGGCCGAACGCGAGCCACGTGAAGCCGACGGCGACCAGAAAAGAGATTACGCCCGTCATCGGAACGACCTCTTATGTCGAACAACACTGGACTTGGATTGGACGTCATCCCCCCGTGATCCAGTCGGCGGCCTCCGACTCGCCAGCATCGTACTCCGGCTCCTTGTAACGCTCGACGGTGGGGATTCGCTTTCTGGGCTTGACCTTGGTCCGCGTCGGCAAGCACGCCTCGATCAAGACTCCCAGTAGGCCGAGGAAGAACCCGACGAGCCAGCCTTCTAGAGGCGGCCGCTTTTTTTGGGTCGCGACCCAAAGGGCGATGCAGCCGGAGACGCAACGAGCCAGATCATAGGCCAGGATGTACGGTAGGGCGTATTCCACGGATCCGATCCTCCTCTCCAGCGCGACTCATCGGTTTACTGGACATGCCCGCGATAGCTTACAAAATCGCTCCGTGACAAGCAACAATGGCTGACAACATAGAACTCGGCCTGGATCTCAAGGACACGACCGTCAAGACCGGAGAACTCGCCTCCGGTCTGACCCGCGTCAAGGAAGCCGCGAAGGGGGTCGCCGATGCCTACGACCTCGTCGCCGCCGCCGAATCGAAGACGTCGGGGTCGGGCGGGTCGGTATTCGGCGACCTGTCGGGTGTCGGGCTCAAGCCGATCCAAGAGGCCACCAGGGCCACGACCGAGTTTCAGGACGCGCTGGCCCGAGCCTCGGCGGTCATGAAGCGCGTCGGGGCCGACGAAGAGACCTTCCTCGTCGCCGTCCCCAACAAGGTCGTCCAGGCGGTCGAAGCCGAGATCGGGGCGCTTGACCGTTCCGCGGCGGCGGCGGAGCGGGCGGGGGCATCCCATCGGTCGGCGGCGGCGGGAATCGAGGCGATGGGATCCTCCGCCCAAAAGTCGTCCGATCGGATGCAAGCCCTGTCCCGAGGGGCGTTGCAGACGTCCCAGGCTATGCAGGACGTGGCCCAGGGGGGGTGGGCGTCGGGTCTCAATAACGTGGACGGCGTCGTTTACAGTCTCGGCAGGGGCCTGGGGATCTCAGCCACGGCCGCGGCCGGCCTGTCGGCCGGCCTGCTCGGTGTCGGCACCGCCGCCCTGGTCGTCGGCCCGCAAATCAAAGCCTGGTACGATTCGATCGAACAAGGCGATACCGTACTCGGCAAATTGTCGGAGACCCTGGTGGAATCCACCAAAGGGTTTCAAGAAGCATCGCTCGGAGCCAAGGTTGTCTACGCGGCCATGGGTCCACTCGGGGTCCTGTTGGGGCCGTCGTTGGCGAATTGGTACTCGGGGGTCAGGGACCTTCGCGAGGCGATTCCCGGCGTGACCGACGAGACGGTGAAGTTGTCGGCGGCGATCAAGGAGAACGCCGCATGGATGAAGGAAGCCGCCGAAAAGGGTTATTTGACCGGGGCCGAGTTAGACGAGTACAACAAGCGGCTCATGGAGAACGCCCGCCTGGAGCGGGATTTAGTCGAGGCCAAGCAGGCGAAGGTCAACACGGAGAAGCTCGCGGCGCTCCAGACCAAGGAGGCGGTCGCCGACGCCAAGAAGGCCGCCGACACGCTCCAGGACGAATTGACCGGCAAGACCGGGGACGTCATTCAGTCGCTGACGGTCCAGATGACCCGGAAGTCCGAGGAACTCGCCAACGTCGAGGCCGCGTTCCAGGCCGCGGGGCGGGCCTACGACGCGGCCGTCGAATCGGGGGACCGGAAGGCCGGGGCCGCAGCGCTTCGGCGCGTGACCGAACTGGGCGAGACGCGGACCCAGACCCAGGCGGCGATCGCGGCCAGGGCCGCCAACGCCGTCGCGGACGCGGTCCTCAAGGGAGACGAAGACGCGATCAAGAAGATCGCCGAAACCCTGTCCGGCTCGCAAAGCCAGTACGCCAAGCTGTTCGAGGCCCAGGCCAAGAGCTTCGCCGAATCCGCGCTCGACCGCAAGGCGTGGGAGGAGGTCACGAAGGAGTACGTCGAGACGGCCGCTAAGAAGATCAAGGAGGCCGGCGGCAAGGTCAAGGAGGCGGCGTCGAACCTCGTCCCCGAGGACGTCGCCGACGCCGCGGTCGACAAGATCAAGAAGGCCGGCGAGAAGGTGGCCGCCGAACTCAAGAAGCTCGGCCCGGAAGACTTCGCCAAGGACGCCGAGGCGACCGCCATGGCCGTCAAGGGGCGGATCGACGCGATCGTCGATGGCGTCGAGGCCGGCGTCCAGGGCGTCGAAAAGAAGGCCGATGAAGCCCAGAAGCGAATCTACGCCGCCCTCGCCAAGACCGCTCCGGACCCGTTCGAGGGCGTGAACTCGTTCGAGGACCTGGCGACCAAGTTCGACGACCAGGGGAACCGCGTCGAGTCGCCCGACGAGTTCCAGGACCGGATGATGGAGGAGCTCGACCTCGCCGGGGTCCGCCGCCGGTCGGCGATCCGCAAGCCGCTCAAGCGGACGGCCTACAACGAGGGGTTCGACCTCGATGAAGGCCAACTCTCCACGGCCGCCGGCATGGCCGAGCAAGGCATGATGAGCGGCATGTCCCGGACCGAGGCGATCATGTCGGCCCTGATGGAACTCCAGCAGCAAATGATAGCGAACCAGCGGATGCTGGCGGACCACGGGAACCAGTACGCCGGCCGCATCGATTCGATGCGCCAGGGCGCGTCGCAGGTGCGATCGATCCTCAACCCCAACGGGCTTTGACCGCGACCAATGGCGACGACGATCAAGATCGGCGGAACCGCGATCGACCAGGCCGGCGACGATGTGTGGCTCGGACGGCTCGACCTCGAACGCGGCGGATTCGGGACGTTGACGCTCCAGCGACGGAAGTACTCGCCGAAAGTCCCGGTCTTCGCCGCGCCCGACCCGGCCGATTCGCTGCTGGCGAAGGAGGTTCGGGTCGAGATCGACGGCTTCGGGACGGCGTTCGTCGGCGACGTCGTCGACGAACAGATCGAGTCGACCGCCGCCGGTCAGGCCGTCACCTATCAGGTCCGCGACCTCCGCAACCGCGGCGACCTGGTCCCGCTCGTGGATTCCAACACCAGGACCGAGGAGGCGAACTACAACCGGCCGGCGAGCGACGTGCTTTACGTCCCCGGCCGATCGGGCAGGACCGTGGGCGAGGTTGTCGCCGACGTCCTGACCATGGCCGACAACGCCGCCGCGCTCTCGGCCATGGGGATCGGCGGCTACACCGTGTCGTCAGGCGCTTACTCGCTCCCCCCCGCCACCGTCGCCGACCTCGCCGCGCTCGACCGGATCCCGACCAAGATCCTGACCGTCGCCGGCAACAAGCTGCTCTCGGCCGTGTCGAGCTTTCTGGAGACCAACGCCCCCAACCGCGACATGGTCGTCGGCGGCGACGGCGTGATCCGCTTCCTGGATTCGCGGTCGCCGGTCGAGCAAGTGCTGAAGCTCGGCGACCCGATCGACCGGGCCATGCCGCCCACGATCCGAAGGTCGGTCGCCGATTGCAAGGCCGCGGTGGTGATTCGGGGGCGGCCGAGGACCGAGGCGAAGCTGGTCAGTCTCTCCAACGGCGGCCTGGAACCGGCTTACGCTCACGACGACCTGACGGTCGCCCAGGCCGAGGCGGCGTGGTCTCCGGACGATTACCTCCGGGGCAACCGATCGGAAGGGACGTGCGTCGTCGACGACACGCTCCACGTCACGATCGACCCGTCCGACCCGACCCAGGCCTGGGCCGCGAACGCTTGGGCCCAGGACGGCTGGGCCGGCATGGTCGTCCTCCACGTCGCCGTCGTCGCCGGGGTCGACTCGACCGTGACCCGCCGCGTCGTCGCCAACACGGCCCTGACGGCGGGCGGGACGTGCTCGATCACGCTCGACGAACCGCTGCCAGCAACCGACTACACCCGATTCGAGTTGCTCGGCAAGAACTCCGGGGCGGCCCTGGTCTACAGGCGGTATCGGGTCGCCGACCCGGCCATCCGCGCCGCCCTCGCGCGTAAGTTCTCGACCGACGGGGTTTGGGTGTGGGCCGACGGCCAGGCCGCCACGACGACGAGCTACCCGATGGCCTCGGTCGCGTGGTCCGAAACCGGGGCGCCGCCGTACAAGGAATCGACGGACGACTTCACGCTCGACGGCGACGGCTACGTCACGTTCACCCGGCCGACCTACCTGACGGCCGGCAAGAAGCCGGACGACGTGAAGGTGTTGCTCGCCGTCAACGTCGGAACGCTCGCCGTGAGGGTCCCGACGTCGGGATACGAAGGATCGGCGAACTCCCGATACGGCGTGACGACGACCGCCGTCGAATACGTCAAGGACTGGACCGACCCGAACAACCTGCCGTCCCAGGAAGCCTACGCCCGCGAGCTTCTCAACGCCTGCAAGGACGTGACCGTGGACGTCACGATCGTGGTGAAGAAGCTGTGGCTCCCGGCCCTGGACTTCGCCAACGGGCTCTCGGTGGCTTCCGACTTCGCGGCCACCGGCCTGGAGGACGCCAATCTGCCGATCCGATCGGTGTCCCTGGAGTGGAACAACCTGGCCGCCACGTTCCACACCATGACGATCCAGGCGTCGAACCGACGCCGATCGCTCCAACCGGACGGGTTCCTACCGCCGGAACGTCAGCGCGAAGGCTACACCTGGGGCAGGGACGATTCCGTGATCTCCCCTGGCCGGAAAGGACGCTGAGGTTGCCGATCGCCGAACGCATGCTCCAGGTCCACGAACGCCGCCTCGACGACCTGGAGGACAAGCTGCTGGAACTCCTCCAGCGCCACTACGCCCTCGCCGCGGCGAGCGGCGGTGGAACGTCGAGCGGCGGAAAGTCGGTCGTCCGCGTGGCCCGCGCCACCACGGTGATCGCCGCCAGCGACGCCACGACCCCCGGCGCCGGGACCGTCCAGCCGCTCAAGATCGACGGGGATGGAAACTACGTCGACGACGGCGATCCCCTGACCGCCAATAACGTCGGCGGCGAGGTATCCAGTGGCAAGCGAGGGCTCCTGATGATCGACGAGGCGGGCGCGCCGTGGTTCACCCCGGAGGAATGCGAGTCGTCATGAGACGAGGGCGTTGCTGTTGCGGGCCTGTACCGTGCAAAATCGGAATTCAACTCACCGGGACGTGTGGGGTCGCCATCCCTCCGGGCGTGGCCGTGGCGTTGACGCGACCCGACGGCGGCGTCGTCGGGTCGACCACCGCCGACGCGACGGGGTACGCCGAGTTCGAGGCTGACGAAGGCGACTACGTCGCGGTCGCCGCCAAGCCGGGATGGGCCGCCGATCCGGTGGCCTTTCACGGCGTTTGCGGAGTGACGCATTACGTCTCGATCACCAGCAAGGGATATGGAGCGGTCGTAACCAGGCAGTGCGACGGCATGACGGTCGCCGGAGTCACCGTGGAGATCGACGGCGACGCGGTCCCGTCGCTCGCGACGGGAAGCGACGGGCGAATCCGCTTGTCGTCCGTGCCTACTGGGGCCAGCGTCACGTTTGTCCCACCTGGCCCGAGATGGAAGTCCGTCACGAAGCCGATCTCGTCGCCGTGCGGTTTCGTTGGCGCCTACGATCCCGTGGCCTTGCCGGCGGCGGACGGGTTCCGGTGCTGCGCCCCGTCGCTCGCGACGGCCGGAGTCAGCGGCGCGCTACCGAGAGGGCGACTTCGCGTCGTCACGTCGTCCGGAGCTTCTTACACGTTCGACGCATGCTCAAACGAACAAATCGTTTCGAGCGACGCGGTTCCGTGCGGCGGCGCGGTCGTCAGCAAGACGACGAGCAACCCGCCTTTTCCAGACTGCCGCTATGATTGGTTCCCCGATATGGCGGACGGCGTGTTCAACCTCCCGCTCCGGATCGGGATCACGTCGCCTCCGGGGGGTGGCGCCACCCGCTGGCTAGCGGTGATCGGGTACGCCCCCGCCAAGTCGTTCGTCCAATACGACCCGATGACCGACCACGTGTGTCGCGCCGGGGCCGTCGACTACAACGTGTCCGGGAAAAACTGGTACGACCTCGCGACGCAAACCGACGGCTCCGTCAACTCGTCAGTCGCGCACGCATACGTATACCCTACGGTAATGAGCGACGATCCGTTGTCGCTCAGGTTCGATTTCGGGTCGGCGGTCAGGAGCGACGGGTCAAGCGACGGCGCCGCATGGGCTTGGAATTACGACTACGTCGACCAAGACTATTATTATCCGGCCCCCCTCCCGTTGAAATGGGCGACGCTCACGGAGGAGTTGCCGTGAGGTGCGAGGCGTGCCCCGTGACCGGCCGGTGTCGCGCCGACGCCGACCCGCGATACGGCTTCGCGTGCGACATGGTGGCCTTCGGCGACGTGGCCGCGATAGCGACCGTCATCGCCATCTCGGTGGACGTCGCGACGAACGGCCCGCCCGCCGTCTCGACGTCCATCGATCCCGCGCCGTCGCCACCGCCGCCGCCCCCCCCGTCACCCATTCCAGTCCTGCTCGGCGCCGCCCGGTCCTGCCCCGACGCGGGCCCGTGGGTCGGCTGCTCCTGCGCGGAGGTCCGCCGTTGCAGGCGATATAATAAGGACGTGGCGATGTCGGAATGCCTACGTTGCGTCCGCGACGGCGGACCGAGGGCGAGACGGGATGGCGTTGACGGGCGAGGATGACGACGCGAGAGTTCGACGAGCGATCGAGGCTTACGGCAAGCGGTACGCCGACGTCGACCTGGATCGCGACGACCTTCGTCAGATCGGGAGGATCGCGGACTGGCGAACGGCCGGCAAGCCCGTCGGCGTGCGGATCACGGCCGTGAGGCAGGCGATGCAGGACGAACGCCGCGCGTCCATGACCTGGAAAGCCTCTCGCGCCGCCACCTTGGCCAAACCGCGAGAGGCCGTCCGCTTTATGAACTGGACGGAAGCCGCGGACCTGTGGATCGACGTCGAGAACGCTTTGAAGGACAAGCCGAGCTTCGCGAACCTTATCGACGCCAGGCACCGGCTGGGGATGAGTCATCCCGAAGCGGCGAAGGTGTTCGGCATCGGGACTCAAGCCGTGACGAAACGCCTGGCGGCGGCCCACGCGGGGCTTCTGGCCGCGATCGGGCCGTCCTATATCGAGGAGTACGGCCGGTCGGTCCCGATGCGCCGTCCCGAGCGATGGCACGTCAGGGCGAAGCGACCCGGCGGGGGTTACAAGCCGGGCGTGACGAAGCGAAGCCGGTCCAACGCGAGGACCGTGTGGGCGAACAAGATCAGACTGATCGACGAGAGGCTCGACGCCTTGCGTCGCGGTTGACGGCCCCGCGTCGGGCCGAACGGAGGGTTTTCATGGCGACGTCATCGGTCGACTTCGCGCCGGGCCGGCTGCGGTACGGGACCGAGTCCCGCATGGGCGTGATCTACAAACGGCAGTCGACCCGCCGCGACGGTTCCGCCGGCGCGATCCAATACCTCAAGGCGGACATAATGGATTGGGTCGACGAGCTCGTCGTCGCCGACTCGCTCTGGGCGTTCGTCGCGTCGCCGGACGACCCGGCCGAGCAGTCGGCCCCGGTCCCGATCCTGGTGACGGACGACCCCACCGCCTACGCGGTGGTCTACACCCTCGGCGCGAACAACGAGTTGCTGTCCAAAACCAGGACGATCGGCGCGTCGGAGCTGTACGGAACCACGCGGGCCCCGTTTTATCTTTGACGCTGGAGCGTAACGGCGATGGCCTACTCTTATGCCGACAACGCGAAGGCGAAGTGCCTCGGCCCGGTGGTTGGCGGCTCCCTGCCGATCACGGCGGGGACCGGCGCGGCGTTCGCCGCCGGATCGCCGACGCCGGAAACGCCGATGCCGATCGTGATCTTCCGGCGGAATCCGGCCGCGCCGTGGACCGATCCGCCGGAACCGGTCGGCACCGCACTGGTGTCGGGGGTCGACGGGGATTCGTTGGCGATCGCCGGAACGCTCCCGGGCTGGCCGGACGAGGCGCCGCGCGAAGGCGACGCGGTCGCCTGCGTCAGGACGGCGTTCGACCTCACGGAACTGTGGCGAGAGTGCGTGAGGCTGGCTGGTCTGATCGCCGCCATCCCGGACGGGCCGCAAGGCGAGCAAGGCCCCAAGGGCGAACAAGGCGAGCAAGGCCCCAAGGGCGAACAAGGCGAGCAAGGCCCCAAGGGCGAACAAGGCGAGCAAGGCCCGCAAGGAATCCAGGGCCCCAGGGGCGAGCAAGGAATCCAAGGAATCCAAGGTGAGCAAGGCGACCCCGGCGCCCCGGGGTCCGCCGGCGAGAAAGGTGACAAGGGAGACCAGGGCGACCCCGGCCCCAACACGGTCGCCGGCTTGATCGACCTGCCGACCGACGGCTCGATCGCGATTGAATCCGGCGCGGGCACGGCCGCCAGCCCGTACAAGCTTCGGGCGGTCCAGGAAGTCTTGATCGCCCGCTGGCGGACCCCGATCGACGCGGCCGTCGCCGGCGGCGACTTCGATCAATGGGCCTCGGCGCCCGTCGCCATCTCCTCGCTGCGGGTAATTGTCACGGCCCTCGCCAACCCCGCCGGCGCCACCGGCGGCGCGTCGGTCCAAATCAAGGTCGCCGGATCGTCCGTTCTCGGCTCGGCCCTGGCGTTGGCGGCGGGGTCGACCGGACCATCCGAGGATTCGGCCTCGGGCTCGCCGATCGCCGCCAAGGGCGCCGCGATCCTGCCGACCGTCGTCGGCGCGACGGGCGCCGACGTCCGCGGGCTGCTGGTCTCGGTCTACGGGAGGCCCGCCTGATGCCGACCGCGACCTACATCGGTTTCGACTCGGCCGTCGGCGGCGACTGGCCCGCGGGCAAGGGTTCGGCCGGCTACTTCATAATGTCGGATGTCGATACCGCAATCCAATCTTTGCCGCCGTCGATCACTTCGGTCGCGCGGGTGGGCACGGCGCGCACGGACTTGGGTCCGGACACCCCGGTACCAAACACCGGAATGGCGTTGCCGGGAGGCGCGTCTCGGTCCCCGGTCACCTGGGGCGGGGGCGGGATCGACGTGACGCTCGCCACAGGCGCCCCCGTGCTGGTCGCGGCCTACTTCCGCGCCAACGGCGCGCCCGCCTCGCAAAACGTCTTGCGGGTCTGGATCGCTTCGCCGGACCTGACCACGACCTACCTCGACGTCTCGCCGTCGGGCACCCAGCTTAACCTGGGGATCTGGTCTTACGTCGCGCTCCAGGGGCCGGGCGTGGTTCGGATCCGGGCGGACGGGTATCAGCGGGTCCAAGGGGCGCTGTTCAATCTGATCGGCGCGCCCGGTCGGCTGCTCTGCTTCGAGTCCGGACGGTCGGGATTGGTCGGATAA